GCATCCGTAGTCTTCAAAGTCTCCAGCCATTTGATGTACCAGAGATATCGTTGGTACAATAATAAGTGTTCTATGTCCATATGTCTGCAAATAGTGTTGCGTAATCAAATAAATGATTAGTGATTTACCTGACGACGTTGGAGATAGAGATAAAGAACGAGAATCTTTAATAGCATCTACAATATATTGATTTTGGTAATCACGGGGTTTAAATTTACAACCAACTTCTTCTGCGATTTGGTAACCATAGTCATCTGGAACTGGTTCGCCATCCATTAAATGCTTGGGCGCATTAAGTTCATAACCACGCTCTTCGCAGAATTTTTTAAGGCGGGGAAATAGCCCGACGTACAACACAGGTCTTAGGGGTTGGTACAAGCGTATCACACCATCCCATAATCTGTTTTTATACGCCGGGCTAAACTGGTAATTGTTTGGCTTAAATGAGAAATATTCTGAAATCTCTTGACGTGTACCTGGATCAGCTGTTACAATTAAATGCACAGCATTTTTTTGTTCCACGTTAATCACATCACTCATGATATAAAGTCCTTAATAATAGTTTGTATGTACTATTTATTAATACTCACCATGTTGAAATTTTAGGATGTCAATCATTGACTTAATGATAAAGTTTCTTGAGTGCAACGTCTTTACGATATCTTCGAGGTAGTTTGCACGAGTTGAGTGGTAGTCTATTTTTAAACTTAGATTAATGATATCACGATCTGCTTGAATGTAACGATCCATATCATTTTTCATTACGCGTTTTTGGAATGGCTTCCATCCACGTTCTTTCAAATCTTCTTCTGCCATAGTACCATCGTACCATTCACGTTTGGCGAGTTCAAGTTCCTTATAATCATAGCGAAGTTTCTTTACACGAAGAGCTTCTTTATAGTACATGCTATAATATTTGTTATGCAACTCAGGAATTTTCTTTGCTTCGCCAGCAAGATTTGATTCATCAATCTTGGCATCTTTTGCCCAGATTTCACTAATATCGTCAGTACTCATCATGTATCCTTTTATAGAAAATATATCTTTAGACTATTATTCTATAACACTTTCACCTAACTGTCAACCTAAATTTTCAAACCTCATGTTAGTGTATCTCATAACAACATTACATTCTGGGTAAATGATATCAGAACCAGTAACGTCAAGTTGTACACCACTCAATGAAATAGGAAAACATTCTGTAAACGTAAATTTAATGTTACTATTTCTGCTGCTGTTCTCTATAAGGATAGAAATATCTGAAACAGCACCATATTTACCTTCCTCAAGATTAAGTCTTTGATCTGAAGATTCAGGAGTACCCATGCCTTCGAGCCAATTCAAAATCTCTTTATAGTTAGACATATTTTCATCTACTATAAAGGATAGGTCTAGTTCAGCATACTCTATACGATCTGGTGTTTTATAGATATTGTGTAAAGGTGAAACCTGCTGTGGCGCACCCGTACTTAGACCAGGTATCTGTACTCGCTGAGTGAAGAACTCAACGTTAGGCATGCGATCTATCACTACCTTAAACGATACTGGCGACAAATAATTCGTAATCATATGAAATTTCCTGTGTACAATCTCTTGTTTCTATGGTACTATTTATCTAAATATAAATACATCACAAACAACAGAAAGGTCAGCAATATGGTTGACAGTTGGAAATTTATGGTATATGATGATCCCTGTGATGATTGTACACATTGGGTGTCACACATCTAACGATTTATAATGGAGTAAACTCTAGTGGCTGAAAATTTTAGAATACTTACTGCTCGCCAACACGTACGTGAACGCATTGGTATGTACATGGGCTCAAGTTCAAAAGAAGAAATTGAACGTTTTGTAATGGGCGAGTGGAAAACAGCTAAGTATGTACCTGCCTTATCTAAGATGGTTGATGAAATTATTGATAACTCAATTGATGAAGCTATTCGTACTAAATTCGAGTTTGCTAATAAAATTGATGTATCTGTAAAGAATGGCGTTGTTGAAGTTACTGACAATGGTCGTGGTATTCCACAAGATGAGATCTTTGATGAGACGAGTGGTGAAAAAATTCTTCGTCCTGTTGCTGCTTGGACTCGTGTAAATGCAGGTACATCATTTGATAATGAACGAGTAACGATTGGCACCAACGGCGTTGGTTCGGCAGCAACAAACTTCCTCTCATCTAAATTCGTTGGTCGTACATGGCAAAATGGTAAACGAGTTGAAGTTCGTTGTAAAGATGGCGGTGAAGATGTTAATGTATCTGTAAAGGATGGGATCACAGGTAGTGGTACTGCTGTTTCGTTTGTGCCTGATTATTCTCTCTTCGAAGTTGACGCACTTGACCAACTAGATACTATTGGCCTTATAGAGGATCGTCTAACAAGTCTTCAAATGGCATTCCCTGAAATTGCTTTTTCTTTTAATAGAAAACGTATTAAAGTAAACGATCTTAAGAAATATTCTAAGTTGTTTGTTGGTGAAGGTGAAGCTATTGTAGAAAAATCTGAGAACTTATCGTTCTTTGTTGCATCGTCAGAAGATGGATTCCGTACTAACTCATTTGTAAATGGTGTGAATACTCGTATGGGTGGTTCATATGTTGATTACATTATGAACGGTGTACTTGATGAACTTGGCACCATGATTAAGCGCAAACACAAAATTGAGGTAGTAAAGTCTACTATTAAAAATGGTCTTACCTTCGTGATGTTTGCTCGTAACTTTACCAATCCAAAGTTTGACAGCCAAACAAAAGAACGTTTAACGAACCCAATGACTAACGTTCGAGATCATTTTGAGTCAGCTGAAGTTAAAGATTTTTCTGCAATTGCAAAGAAAATTCTTAACACACCATCTATTATTGAGCCTATCATCGAAGCTCAACTTGCTAAGAAATTAGCTGCCGATAAACGTGCTGCTACTCTTGCTCAAAAGAAACTGCGTAAGGTTAAAGTTGCTAAACACATCTCTGCAAATCGTGATGATGCTACTCTTAAAATTGTAGAGGGTGACTCTGCAATGGGCTTCCTTCTGAAAGTACGAGATCCTAATAAGGTCGGTGCTTACCCACTACGTGGTGTTATCATGAACACATGGGACATGAAACCTGCTGATGTACTTAAGAACAAAGAATTATCTGAATTGATTTCAGTCCTTGGATTAGATATCACCAATCCAAATTCAGTTGATAATATGACATATGAACATATCGCAACATTAACTGACGCCGACCACGACGGTATTGGTCACATTAGTCCATTGCTTATTGCATTTTTCTATAAGTTCTGGCCACGACTTCTTCTTGAGAAGAAAGTTAAAATCACACGTACACCTATTATGATTTCAACTAAAGGTAAAGATGTTAAGTGGTTCTACACATATGAAGAAGCATCTGAATTTAAGACTAACGAGTCTGGTTGGAAACATCGTTACATTAAAGGCTTGGGTAGTTTGCAAGAGGACGAGTACAGCATTATTATCAACCAACCAACTTACGATACAGTTACAGTTGATGATGCTAAAATGTTCGAGATGATGTTTGGTAAAAACTCAGAATTGCGTAAGGAATATATGATGGGATAAAGGATGACTTTGGAAGAAGCAGAAACAAAAGCGGAAGAAGCTTTCGATATGGGATTAATAGAGTATGAGCAAATTAAAGATTATACTCGACATCTGTTAGAGACTCACAATATTATAAATAAAGATGTGGATCGCGAGGGTGCAACCTCCATCCACTCTAACACTGATAAGGAGTACTAGCATGTCTATTTATAGAGACCCAATTAGCGATGCATTAGGCATCCGCAATCTGTTTGAAATCTATCCAGATTTAGATCCCCAAAAATTAAACGAAATACCGGAAGACGCAACTCGAGTTATGAGTGGTGAGCTAAATCCATTCTGGGGTTTATCACATACTGATGAAGTAAAAGAAAGACTTTCTAAAGTAGATAAAAGTTATATGCAAACAGAAGAGTATAGAAAAAATATGTCTGAAGCAATTAAGAAAAGAAATGCTGAAACCCCACGATCTCGGGAATGGAGTGATAATTTATCTAAAGCTTTAACAGGATATAAGAAATCAGAAGAGCATATTGCTAACCATCGTAAATCATTAGTCGAAGGTGGTAAAGTTGCTGGTGAAAATAATCCCATGTATGGGCAAAAACATTCTCAAGAAACACTTGATAAAATGTCAAAAGCTTTAAAGGGCAAATTTGCCGGTGAGAATAATCCTATGTATGGCAAGTCCGCTACTAAAGGAATGAAATGGTATAACAATGGAAAAGAGTCTGGAAGGTTTGTAGAAGGCGAACAACCAGAAGGTTATGAAAAGGGTCGACTAAAATTCAAAAAAAAGGTTGACAGTTTAAAAGAAACAATATAGTATAGACCTATATTAATTAAGGAATCAATATGAGCATACTTGAATTTGCAGTAGACGACACATCAAACGATTATCCAATTTCTCACGTTGCTAAAAACGAGTGGAAATCGTTTGCAATGTATACAGTTGAATCTCGTGCAATTCCAAATATGATTGATGGGTTAAAGCCTGTCCAAAGGTTCTATCTATACAGTTCGATCCTAAACTCTAAGCGTGACTTCAAGAAAGTATCCGCGGTTGCTGGTATCATATCGGACTATGGGTACAACCATGGAGAGGCGTCCGCAGCGGGGGCGGGGCAACTTATGGCTGCGACGTGGAACAATAACATCTGCCTAGTCGAAGGACGTGGTTCTTTTGGTACTCGACTAGTCCAAGAGGCAGGTGCCGCACGTTATGTATATACGCGCCTAAGCGAAAACTTTGATAAGTATATTCGCGATGTTGACCTCGCCCCTGCACATGATGATCCGGAACACGAGCCACCGGCATTTTACATTCCAGTAATCCCTCTAGTACTTACAAATGGTACCAAAGGTATTGCTACTGGTTTTGCTACAAATATCCTACCACGTTCTCCTAAGGCACTAACTGATGCGGTTAGTGAGTATTTGAGTACTGGTAATATTGCTAAACGTATCCCAGCATCATTCCCTGAGTTTAATGGCACAGTAGAATATGATGCAGGTGAAGAACGATTCGTAGTTAAAGGTACATATGAGAAGAAAAGTAAAACTGTTCTCGTAATTACTGAAGTTCCTTATGGATTCGATCGTGAGTCTTATGTTAAGATTC